CTCATCACCGATTCAATCACGCCGCCCGGCGCTGTGAGCTTATTGATAAAGCCGCCCACGGCAGGCACCAGATTATTCATGATGAATTTGCCTACGGTTTGAATGATCGGCATGATTGCCTTGAGCCCTTCGCCTACCGCAGGCAACACCTTATCGCTGAGAATGCTGAGCCCGTCACTAGCGATCGGCAGGAATGCAGCGCCGAAATTCTCCATAATGTTGCCCATCTTGATTTGGGCTTTTGCAAATTTCCCGCTGACCGTATTTGATGCCGCTTCGGCTGAGCCGCCGTATTTCGCTGTGACCGCATCAAGAGCAGCCATGCCCTTTGCGCCTTTGGCAACCTGTACGCCCAAGCCCTTGAGGCCTTTGGTGTTGCCCTGATACGCCTTGCCCACCAGAGATGTTGCCTCTTCAAGGCTGATGTTTCGCGCGGCTGCAACGTCAGCCGCCACATTCTGAATCTTGATTGCCTCATTGAAATCTTTGGTGAACGATGTTGCGGTGATGAGGCTTTCGCGCACGGCATCATCGGAAACCGCGAGATTCTCCATTTTTGAAATCTGCGTTTCAACCGCGGCGCTGTTTTCTTCGGTGAGCATGTTGCGCTGCTTGAGCACACCGTTGAGCCGGGCAACCTGCTTTTCTTCATCGGCTGCCGCCTTTGTTGCGGCAATGGTGAATCCTGCCACGGCGGTGGCAATGCCAACCGCCCCAAGCGCCAACGTTTGCAGCCCTCCACCTACGGCGGCGCCTGCGTTCTTGAGGCCGCCAAAGCCCTTGCCGATTTTGCGAAGGGTAGGCGTGGCGTTATCAACCGCCTTGATAACCAGATTCATCGTGCCTTTGTTCACTATTTACCCCTTCGCCCCCGGTATTTGATCACACCGCTCAGGAAAGCCTGAATGGTTTTGTTCAGCGCTTCGATTGCCCGTGTCTGATTTGTCGGTGCGGTGACGGCCTCTTTGACGAAATCGCGCCCGCGAATCGCCTTCACGCTGACTCTACCCTGTGCCTTTGTCATTCTGGTGCCCTTTGTGCCACTCACCACAAACCACCGATACCACGCACCATTTTGATCACTACGGCTTGAGCCTGCGCGCACGCCCACCACGGCAGCGGGCCGATCCTGCCGCGCCTTACGCGCTGCCACCGCACGCCTCAAGCGCCCTGTGCGCACGGGTGCACCTGCCTTCACGGGCTTCACCATTGTGCGGGCTGCGTTCAGGGTGGCAAGCTGAAGCATGGCATTGAATTTGCGTGGGTTTGATGACTCAAGAAACCCAAGCCGCAGCTCATCAGCCGCCTTCAGCGATTGAGGCGTGACGAAAATCTTGACTTTCTCAGAGCCTTTGCCTGCCACTCTTCACCTCTTTGGGTTGCAATTCAGCGTGCAGCGCCCACGCCTTCAATACGTAGTGTAGCGGCTGCTCTTCAACCTCCCACGGGAATTTGCCAAATTCTTTGGCAAGCATGTAGAAAATGATTTCGGGCGTTGGCTTGACGCTTTGCCCCAAGCTCAATTGCCGGGCGGCAAGCCTTACGCTTTTGGGAGTGTTGCGGCCTCACCAATGAATTGCGTTGCCGCTGCTTCTAGCGCCTGAATCGGCGCATCAAGCGGATCATTGGTTGGGTTGCCGTCAAGATCTCGCCACCCCTCAATGCTCAGAATCATTTTGGTATACGCCTGCAAACGCACGCCGATCGAATCACTCTCAAGGTCAATGAGCACGCGGGCGCTGATTCGCGTGAGCGGCCTGAACGTTGCGTGCCACCCTGCAAAATCTCCATCAAGGTGCACAATCACGGGATCGGTTGCGGTGCCTGCCATGTTTCCCCCTCTCCCGCCTGCGGCGGGTTTACATTACGCCGAAGCCGGGCGTGCCGATAGCGGCGATGAAATCCAACACTTCACAGAATTGGTGCCATCTGATGCAAGCTGAATCGTGACGGTTTCCAAAATGAGGCCGTCGGTTTCGCTACCGATTACGCTCACCGATTCCATCACGCCAACGATTGAGGCTGTGAAGCCATAGCCTGCCGAATCAACACCTGAAACCTGAACGTATTTGGTGGCGCCAATGTCGGCAAGCGGGAAGGCCGAAGCCTTGCTGCTATTCGATGCAATGGTGAGCTCAAGCGTTCCATCAAGCGCGCCCGTATAGGCAACGCCGCCTGCGTTCACGTTAGTGGTTGAGCCGTTGAGCACCTGAAGCGGGGCTGCGCCCGGCATCAGGGTGAGGCTCCAATTGGTTGCGTAGGTTGAATAGGCGTTGCCGCCGCCTACGCTGCTGATCCATGCCGAATCGGTGCGCACACCAAACAGGCGCCCCGGAATGAAGAATTGCTGCGCGAAGGCAGCCGTTGACGTGTCGGTGGTGGTGGCAATGTTGCGCGCGCTCCATGTCACGCCCGCCTGAAGCAGGCCGCTCTGGTCAGCCGAAAGCGTCATCTCTGAAGGCACGCAGCCATCAACAATGTACTTCTGCACGCCATCGGTGAGGTACAGCGAATAGGTTTTGATGGTGTCAACGTCGGTGGCGCTTGGGGTGTAAACCCATGAGTAGGGGCCTGCGCCCGTTGGGGTGATCGTTGCCAAAGCATCAAAATAGATTGGGAGGTTTCGCGCTGAAACAGGCGCATCGGCAAGGGTGATGACGGGTGCCTTCGCGGTGACGGTTGCCGAAGCGGCAAGGCGGCGCGGGCGAATGCCTGCGCTCTTATCGTCAGCCAAATCAACGGTCACGCCCGGATCGATCACGCCCACAATGTCGGTGTGTAGCAGCTCACCGTTTGCATCGTTGAACGATGACGGCGTGCCATAGGCTGATTCGCTCTTAGCCACTACCTTTGTGAACGCCTTTGCGCCTAGCGTGACGGCCATTTATTCAACCTCTTTCAATGTCTTTTCCGCTTTTGCGGTGGGCTTATTGTCTACGATTTCAACCAATCCCGAAGCCGCCAACGATGTGGCAACCGCGGCATCAATCTCAACCGCCTCATCGGATTCAGGCAGGTAGGGGTTGCCCTCAGGGCGGGGCTGCTTCACCTTTACCAATACCGTGCGCAATGTGTCAGGCACTAACGTTCACCCCTTCAAGCACGCTCACCTGAAGGTCAGCGGCAATCGTCATGTACGTGGTATCAGCCCACGTATCGGTGCCAATGGTAGTGCTTGCCACGATCGCCTGAGCCACCCCCGCTGTGTTCAATTGCACCTGCCCGTCAAAGGCGCTGCGAAGCCATGCGCGCCATGTCAAAAGGTCAGCGTATTTGCGGCCCATGTCAGCCTGCTCTTGCAGGTACAAAATCACCGTGACGCCTAGCACCGTGGTGCGGCTGCCGCCCGTGCCGTAGGCGATCGAATCCCCACCGGGAATGCACACCGCCGCGGGCACCACGGCGAGATTGTCAGGCGGTGTGGCGTAGGCGTTGCGCAGGGTGTACCCCGTTGGGGGTGTTGCCGCTAGTAAGCGCGCCGCCACGGCTTGATGAATCGTAAGGTCATTCATCAGATTGCGATGCCGCCACGTAGGCGGTACGGCTCAATGAGAATGCGCGCCTCAGGGTGCAGGGCGCTGCGCATCGTCAACACGCCGCCCAAATCGCTTGATCCAACAATGCCGAAGGGGGCGGTTTTGCTGCTAAAAATTGCGCCTGCCTGAATGCCGCAGGCTTGTTTGATTGCCGCAGGCACCGAAGGCCAACCAAAGGTGCCAACCACCTTCACCTCAAGATACCCCGTAGGAAAATTGAGCTGTGCGCTGCTAAATGGGCTCACGTCAATTTCGGTGTAGGGGCGGGAATCAAGCGCCGCATTGCGTGGGGCCAATACGTAATCGTTGGCGCTCCATGTCTGCGAATAGGTGCCCGTGCCGTTTACGTCGGTGGCAAGCGTTGTCACCGTCACGATTGGATCGGTTAACACGTAATCCCACCGGGTGGCGGTGTAGTAGCGGGTTTGACTTGAGGTGACGCCGAAGCCAACCTTTGAATCAACGTAATTGTCAATGAGCTGCTTTGCAGCATCAAGGCAGGATTGCAGCGCCGAATCGTCGGTGGTGTCGGCTGTGGCAATCCCGATTTGCAATTTGAATTCGGCAAGGCTCATGTAGCTCATGGGCTAATTCTCCAAGATCATGAAGGTGAGGGTTTCGGTTGCAGCCGTGATGGCGTAGAGATTCTCGCCGGGGCGCAAACGCAATTCAAGCAGGCCATGCGCTTTGTCAAGCAAAAGGCCTGTTGAGGTGGTGACCGTTGATGTTCCAAGATAAATGGCAGCGTTGCCAACCACGTGGCAAATTACGCGGCAACCATCGGCATCAGGTGAAGCCACCAATGCCGGGGCGGTAGTGACCGCCAATTGCCCTGTGCTCATTGCCATGTTCTATTTCCCCTTTCGCCTCTTGGGCTGTGTGGTTGGTAGTGTAGCGCGCTCAATGATCGGCTCAGCCGTTGCACGCTCTTGCACCTGTGGCATTGGGGCAGGGATCGCGTACCCGTGGGCAATCATGTTGGTGGCTTCGCTTGCGGGCAGGTCAATGATTCCCCCCACGGCAGGCCATCGTTCCCCGTTTCGCAGCCCGTCAATTTTGACGATCAATTGAATTCTCATGGTTTCCCCTCTCTAAATGCTAAGGGGCTGAGCGTAATGCTCAGCCCCTTAGCGGTGCGCTTTGTCTAAAGATTAGACGTTGGCGCCCTTGAATGTCTTCACCGCGTTTGGATCGATGAGGCCCGTAGCGCCGCGGAGAATTCCGCGGTACGTGATGAGCCCCGTTCCGAACGCAAATGAGGTATCCGCGGAGATTGCAGGCGCGCCCGCAACCACGGTGTAGATAGCGCCAAGATCGCCAAAGGCGATGCTCAGAGCCTCGTCACCGTTATCAGCCAAAGCGGCTGAATAAACCGGGAAGCCCAAAATCGTATCTGGGCGGGTCTGATCACCCGGCACAAAGATTGGGCGGCTCGCGCCGTCAACCAACCCCATGACCGCACCCAACGTGGTGTCATTCATGAGGAAACCGCGCTTTGCGGCGCGGCGTGCCTGCTGCTTGACGCTGTAAATCAGCGAAAGCAGGTTGGCATACGTAGGCGCAACGGCTGCACCCTGTACGCCAACGGTGGCGGCGGCTGCTACGGCAGGGGCCGCAACGGCTCCATGCGCAACGGCCAATTCGGCAGCAAGCTTTTCGGTTGCCCATGAGGCAACGTCAAACATCTGATCCTGAACGGTTTCAATGCCAACCTGAAGCAGGCTTGCATACTTCACCGGGGTAAGCGACAGGCTCGAATTCGTGCCATCGCTCTCACCGATTGCGCTGCCCTCATTGACGGCAGCGGCTGTTCCAAGCGCCGTGGTGCGCGGGAGCGCAATCACGTTGCCCTTCGCAACCTGAAGCACGGTCACAACGGCAGGATCAACGAATGGGTTGACCTGACCCGCGGTAATCCAAAAACGATCACCCTGCTCAACGGCCTGCGTGAACGTCGCCTTTGTGACGTCGCGCAGCTCAACCTCACCACCCTCACGGGCGATGCGGCGAAGCTCAGCCGAAAGGTTGCGCGTTGCATCGGTAGCCGGGGCAAAGGCAACGGCCTTTTCCTGTCGGGCAACGTCAGCGGCGGCGCGGGCCTCAGCGGCGATCTTCTCCGAAGAGATCGCGGAATTGATAACGGCAGCCTCTGCCGTGAGGGCGTCAAAGCGGGCCTGAGCCTCAGCCGTAAGGGCTTCGCCCTTTTCGGCATGCTCTGCCACGATGCCCGAAGCATCGGTTAGCAGCGCGGCGCGCTTCTCAGCCAGATTCTTGATAGCGTCAGACATTTCTGAACCTCTTTCAATTTCTGGTTTTACAAACAATGTGCCGGGCCGCCTATCCGATGCGCTTGATGATCAAGCATGCGCAGCGTGGTGCGTGGGCTGTTAGGGATTCTATCCCTTGAGCTGCTCCAATTTGAGGCGGGCTGCCACAACCGTGTGGTGCTCACCCATTGGTGCAGGCTCAGATTCGATCGCCTCAGGCTCAGCGGCTGCACCCAATCGGGCGCGCACGGCATCAAGCAGGGCGGTTTGATCAACGTCAAGGGAGGTGCCCGCCTTCACGGCCTCAAGGGTTTCAAGCAGCGCATCACCATCAACGCCGATTCGGGCAGGTGCGATCTTTCGCACGGCGGTGAGCCCAAGCGTTGCCGGGTAGGCAGGCTGATGCCCTGAGAGCGTTGATACCTCAAGCAGCCCAATTTCGGTGAGGGTGCGGCTGCCATCTTCATGCCATTGCTGCCCATTCTTCGGCACGGTAAAGCCAAAGCTCATGCCCATTGCCTTTGATTCGTTTTGTAGTTTTGAGATGACGGCGGCGGCGTCAGGGTCAGCGGGATCAAGCCGCGCCTCAACCTTCAGCCCAACCTCATCTTCGGTGAGGCTCAGGCGCCCGCTCGCCGTGGTGGCAAGCATGCGGCTTTCATCGTGACCGTGAAGAAACTTGATGACGCGGCGGCCCTGCTCAGCCTGCTTGATTGCACGGCTGAAGGCACCCTTTGCAATGCGCTCAATGAATGGCAGCCCCTGTGATTCCGCATTGAAAACGGCGGCATAGCCGCTGAAGGTTTTCTGCCCATCTTCGGTTTCGGAAACGCTGAATTCACCCAACGGCAGGGCGCGCATTTCATGTTCACGTGCCATTGCATTGCTCTCCTTTTGTAAAGCCTCCGCGGTGATTCTATCTGCCCACGCCAACACGCGATCGGCGCCGTTTGTGTCTACGGGATTGACGCCCCAAAGCAGCGCGGCAACGGCTCCGGGCGCGGGAAAATCAGGGTGCTCAGGATCGCTATTCTGCGGCACGCCTTCCCAATCACCACGATGGCGGCGAATCCATGCGCCCATGCGCGCCACCTTTTCATCATCAATGCTGCCCGCTGCAAGCTGCCGCGCTTCGCGCACGGTTTGATCCTGCAAGCCTTCGCCTGCAAGCCCGCCCTCATACGCCTCAAGCCCTGCGGTTGCAGCGGCTGCCACGTAGGCAGGCACCTGCACAATGGCGCGCTCTTCATCGCGCAGCGCCTCTTCAGGGCTTAGGGCTTCAATGCCCAAGCCGCGTGCCATCGCCCGCACGTCGGGGTCATTGTCAATTGCGTATTCGATTTCGCTGCCGTATTCGGTGGCAAGCAGGCCGTATTTGTATTCTTTGAATGCAAGCCCGGTGGCAAAGGCGGTGCCTTCAAAATCGTTCAAATGGATTTCATCAACGCCTGCCACGCCGTATTCCTGAAGCCATGCGCGGGTTGCCGTGAGGCGGTCAATCTTACGGGCGCTCACCACAATCAATTGGGCGTCACCCTCCATCACCTGTGCGTTTAGGTGATCAATGAGCGGCTGATTCGGCTGCTCATTCTCAAGAATCAGCGTGCCGTCAAGATCAACGATGATGTAGCTCAAGCCTGCGGCTCCTCACCTACGGTGCCAATGTTGAGCGGCTGCCTGAAGGCGTCACCGTCAGGGCCAACAGGTGGGCGATCCTCAAGGCTGCGCACCTCATTGAGGCTCAAGAAACCATTATTGAGCGCAACGGCATAGGAATCAAAGCGCTCTTTGGTGAGCGGGCGCATCATTGAATCAACGTTGAATCGAATGAATGTGGTTTCCCCAACGATGAGCCGCTGAAGCCCTGCCTCAATCCGTGCAATCAGGCTGCCCAATCCAAGCATCAACCATTCACGGCTGACAATCTCAAGCGACGAATAGCTGGAGTTCGCCCCGGGTAGCTGTAGCAGGTGCAGCGGGATACCGTACAGGCGGGCGATCGCCTGCGTGCCTGCCTCCATGTTTGAAACAATGTCAAGATCTGAAGGCTTGAAGGTGAGCGGCTTGAAATCCGCACCGCCCGTAAGCACCGCAATTTTGTGCATGTTGCGCAGGCCCTCATGACGGCGCCCGAATGATGCACGCAGGGTTTCTGCCTGATCATTGGTGAGCTCGCCCGGTACGGTCACCAAGCCGCTCACCGATGCGCCCTGTTCAAAGAAGCGCGAAGCGTATTCCATCGTTGCCTTTGCAAGCCCAAGCGTCACTTTGTGATGTTCAACGGGGCTGATGCCGCGGAGATCTTCGCCCACACCAAAAAGGGTGATGTGCACAATGTCCTCATCGGTGAGGTCAACCTTTCCCGATGTGGTGGTGATGCGGTAGATAGGCGCGCCATTCTCGCCGCGTAGCACCGCAACCTTTCGGGGATCAAGCAGGCGCACCTCAACGATCTCTGCGCCATCGCGCAGGATCATCAAGAATGCGTTGCCGTCAATGAGCAGGCTGCTCACCGTTCGGTGCAACAGGTCAAACCGCGTATAGTTTTTGTTATTCGGCACAGGGTTATCAAGCCACCGCGGGCGGGTCACAGGGCGGCGCACGCCACCATCACGAATGAATACACCCACGGGCATGCTTGCCACGGTGTTGGCATAAAGCATCACCGATGCATACAGGGCGCCAATGTTGGTTGCGTTTTTCTCATTGAGGCTTACCCCGGCAACGTCAGAATCAACGGGCCACATGCCGCCTACCTGCCGCTGCTCTACCTCACGCCCCAAGATTCGATCAAGAATGCCCACGCAATTTCTCCCTACAGCTCAATGAATTGCACCGATGCCTTCGGCGTATCAAGCGCCTTTGCGCCTAGCGTAGCAGCCCTACCCCAAGCCATAATCGCTGCCACGCAAAGGTCAATTTTCTTGCCTGCATCTTTGCCCTTTCGAACCTGCACGCCATAGCGCGTTTGCACAGGGCTTGCCTGCATTACATGCCGGGTCAGCCGCGGGTCACCGTCATGCTTCAACCGCCCGTTCACAACCGCATCGTAGAAAGCGGCGGTTGCAGGGGTCATGCGCGCAGGGCTTTGCGGGTGCTCAACCACGGGAAGCCCTGCCTGTTGCCAACGCTCCATGACGGCCTGCCATCGGTACGGGTCACAATTGATCTCTCTCACGTCATAGGTTTTGCAGATTTCTTCAACCCGCATTTCAACCTGCTCAACGGGCACGCGCCATGAGAGATCATCAATGGGGCGCTCCCAAAGCCCAAGCGTAAACACCGCGCCATCGGTAAGGCGCACCCCTACCACGCCTGTTGAATCGTTGGAAAATGAGCCGTCAAAACCGCACACCAAAGGGTCACCCGGCTCAAGCTTCAACGTGGTATCGGCGCATGAATCCCACGTGCCCGCGGGGAGAAACGCCACGCCTGAGGCGGTGAATTGGTTGAGCCGCTTAGTGCGGAATTCGGCTTCGGGGGTGCGCATCTTTGCGCTCTTGAGATCCTCAAGGCTGAGCAGCGGCGGCGTTGAGAGCAGCCCCGGATTTGCCTGTGCCCATTTGGCTTCATCGGCATAGGCATCTTCATCAGCCTCAAACCACGCCATGCCCAACGTGGGGTCATCGTGCTCGCCCGTGATGCGACGGCGTGCCAATTGATAGAGCGTGTAGGCGATCGAATCCATGCCCGTTTGATCGGTGCGCTGCCCTGCCGTGGTGATTGCCAAAAACAGCGGGCTGCGCCGGGCGCCCATGCTCAGGCTCAGCACGTCAAACAAATCACGATTCGGCCATGCCGCCAATTCATCGGCAAGCACTAGGGTGGCACTCAAGCCCTCTTTGGTGTACGCCTCCGAAGAGAGCGCCCGCCAAATGGTGCCCGTGGGTTTGAATTCTAGGGTGTCACGAAACACCTTGATTTGTTCGGCAAGCATGGGGCTCATCTCAACGGCGCGCTTCGCGTGACTCATCACCAATTTGGCTTGATCGCGGTCAGCCGCAGCCGAATAGATTTCACCGCCCTGATCACCGAAGAGCCCAAGCGCCAATGGCACCGTTGAGAGCAGCGCGGTTTTGCCATTCTTACGGGCTGCGCCGATCATGAAAAAGCGGTGCGAAAAGGTGCCATCGGCTTTGCGTGCTAGGGCGTGGCGTAGCAGCTCACGTTGCCACGGGCGAAATTGCATGGGCTCGCCTGAGAGCCCGCCGATCGAATCTTTAGCGATGGGCACCAATGCCTCACCGAAGGCAGCCACCTGATCGCCTAGCGATCGGGCAAGATCCTCAGCCCCTGTGGGCGTCAACCATTTGGGCGGCCATTCGGCAGAGCCGCGAATTTCTCCCTGAATTCTTCCAACAGGGTGCGTGCCTGCACCATTGCGATGCCTAGCCGGGCGCGATCGCTTGGGGTCAATCCTAGAGCGCTCAGCCATTTGTAGATCCTCTCTTCGGTTGCCGTGCGCATACCCCAAGCGGGGTGCGCGTAGGCATAGCCTTTGTCGGTAAACAAAACCATACCATCAGCTTCAAGCCTAGCGGTGATTTGCGCCAACAGCGATTCATCACGGCAGAGCATCGTGAGCGCTTCGCGGTCAGATTCAGCCAACCAATCACAGGCCGATGTGATGCGTACCCAAACGCCCTGCGCAACCGGGTCAAGCCCATCGGGCAGGGTCAAATTGTTGAGCGGCGCCACGCCTGCACCCTGCTTTGCGGGCATGCGGCTAGGCTTCAGCGTGCCGCGTTTCGCTTTGATTTCATTTGGCAAAGGCTTAGGCGATGCCATGCAAACCCCCACCCACGGCAAACCCCCACCCCCCGTGGTTGCCCATGTGCTCGCCCTGCTCGGCGCTGGATACCTTGACGCTAATCATGCGCAGATTCTAACCCGCCCCCCCTATGCCGCGTAATCTTGCCGTGGCAGGGGCGGCAAAGCACGCGCAGAAATTCTTTGGGCACCACAGCGCTCTGCCCCGGTTGCAGCGGGTAGATGTGATCAACGGTGAGGTTGGCAGGGCTGCCGCATCTCTGGCACCACGGGTGTTCACGCCGCATCTCAGCGCTCAAGCGCCGCCATGCAGGGTCAGCGTATACCTGCGGCCCACGCTCCCGCTGCCGCTTCGCCGTGATCTTCGCGGCACAGGTACCGCACCGATTGCCCACACGCTGAAGCAGCCCGCATGTCAGGCAGGCACGGGCAAACCTAAGCGGCACGGGGTTTGAAGTCAGGCAGGGGCAAGCGCTCTGCCACGATAAAGCTCAGGGCTTCGCACAGCCGTTCGCTTTCGGTATCAAATTGGGAATCAAACAGGGCGAAGGCTTCACCACCCAAGATGCCATCAAGGTGCGCCACCATTCGATCAATCACGTTGAGGTGAATGTGCAGCATCTCATGGGCAAGCACCCGGCGCTGCTCACGCGGCTTGAGCTTGAAGAAATCGTTTGATAGGCGAATGGTTGCCACCCACAGGTTTTCGCTCACGTCAATGTCAGCCCATGCATCATCGGGCGGCAGGTCATCGCTCGCCTTCAATTCCCATTCGGTGAGGCGCATGGTGCCGCGGTTGGCGTTGAGGTATGCGGTGACCGCATCGCGCAGGCTTTGGGGTATAGCCGCCCGCACGTGGGAGGATTCACGTGCGGGCGGGGGGCCGCCACTAGGTGACGGCGTGCGCCGATTGTATGCCATCAATCCCACCGATCAGGTGATGACACACGCTTTGTGTGCGCATTGCCTGCCAATGGCAGCGGTGATGCCGGGCGAAGCACACACGTTGCATCAGGGCACGATGGGGTTTTGCCGCTTGAGGTATCGCCGCCAACGCACCAATCGCAAAACCTGTTCACCAACATTTGCAAGCGGCGTGCCTCTTTTTCTGCCGCGCTCAGCTCAGGGCGTTTGTTTGAGGTGTACGGCTTCGGCAGATTCTCCCGATCAATCCAATCATCTTGTTCAAACGGCCCAAAGGCTTGGGCGAAGATGGCGCAGAATTTTTCTGAGGGGCGGCGCTCTGCCTTCGCATACGATCGAATGGTGCGGCCTGTGATGTTCACCCCACATTCACGCATGTGAGCCGCCACCTTTTCTGAAGCCACCACCGCCGTTGAGCCGGGGTATGCCTCCAATACCCGTTTGTTGATTACCTCAGGGCGCAGGCTTCGGCTCATGGGAGCACCACCAATGCAATGGGCATGACGCCGCGCCCTAGCGGTACGCCTAGCGCCTGCCATACCTCAGGGCTCAGATCAATCAGCCGATCATCATTGGGATTGGCACGCTGCCCATAGCAGCCGCACACGTCAACCACCTGCACGATGACCCTGCGGCCTGTGAGCAGGCTGATCACTTCAACATTCCATGAGGTACGCCATCGGTGTTGTTTGTAGGCGCGCACCGTCGGGCCAATGGCGCCATACATGTCAATGCCTGCGCGGGTGTACCACGTTGAGAGATTGCGGCGGTCAGCGTCATACCATGTGGCTTTGCCTACGAAATACCCGATCGGCACGGCGGGTTGATCAGCCAACACGCCCATTGCGTAGTTTGGCGGTGGTGCCGGGGGCTCACCTGTTGGCACAGGGTT